CTCACAAGGAGGCGATGCCACAATGTCAAACAATACATTGGTACAAGACGACGCAACTGATGCGGCCACTTTAGAACAAGAAAATCAGGCAACGGCAACTAAGACTTATACACAGAAAGAAGTAGATGATATGTTGGCACGCACCAAAGGTGCTCTACAGAAGAAACTACTGAAACCGTATGAGGACTTGGGAGATCCAGAGGAACTACGCCAGTTGCGTGCAGAGGCTCAAAAAAGAGAGCAAGAACAAGCAATCAAGCGTGGTGAATTTGACAAGACTCTACAAGAATTAGCGGCCCGTAAGGATGCTGAAATCCAAAAGAGAGATAGCATCATTAAGGAGTACAAAGTCAACACGCCTTTGATCAATGCGGCTGCACAATTCCGTGCTGTGGCCCCAGAACAAGTCAAAGCATTGTTGGCGTCTAATGTGCGTCTTAATGAAGATGGAGAAGTCGAGGTGATTGATGCCAAAGGTGCAGTACGCTATGCAGACAATGGCACACCTTTAGCGGTAGATCAATTAGTGAGAGAATTTTTAGATTCGAATCCTCACTTTGTTCAACCTACTCCGGCCACAACCAATACTCAAAGTAGCAATGCTACCAGAGCGGTTTCGGGCAAGATAGACATCTCAAAGTTGGATATGAAGAATCCTGAACACAGGAAAATTTACGCCGAGGCTCGCAAGACCGGAAGCGTTTAACATAGACTAACTTATAAGGAAATATAATGTCTAACAACACATCTATCAACAGCGAATTATTTGCTAACCTCGTGACGGCTGCTCAGTATGCCGCTTACGAACAATCAGTTGCTCGTCAATTGGTCACAGTATTTGACGCACCAGTAAACGCTGGTAAAGTATTGCAAGTTCCAGTTTACTCAAGCATTGCTGCCGAGTTGATCACTGACGAATCTGCTGCCACAGCCAAAGACACAGGCACAACAAGTGCAACAATCACATTGGCAGAACATGTGGTTTACCATCAAGTCACAGACATGCTACGCGACAGTTCATTCAGCAATGTATTGAACCAGTTGGGTGAGCAGTCAGGTCGTGCTATTGCTGAATCAATGGACAAACAAGCATTTGCTCAATTTGCAAACTTGTCAGGTTCTACAACAGCAATCGCTTTGGCTTCATTCACAAAAGACGACATCATGGATCGTGTTGCTGGTTTGCGTGCTAACAAATTGGTTGGCCCATTCGTTGCAGTTATTCACCCAACAGCAGCCAACGCAATCAAGAAGTCACTGACAGCAACTACATCTTACACAGCATCAGGCGGTGTAGCAGATGCAATCTTGAGCCAGTACTTTGTTGGCCAATTAGCAGGTTGCACAATCATTGAATCAGCATTGGTACCATACGCTTCAGGTACAGGTGTTGCTACTTGTGCGGTGTTTGCTCCATCAGCATTGGGTCATGCAATGCGTGGTACAATCACAATGGAAGAACAGCGTCAAGCCGCTGCTCGTGCCACTGATTTGGTATTGAAGGGTGTTGCTGGTGCAACAACTCTACAAGCAAGTCATGGTTTCATCATGAATGTTGATTTGGTAGCCTAATCCGAGGAACTACGATGGCTTTCATTAACAACGGTACAACAGTGATTTCGTTTGCAGATTATTATGATGTGCAGGATCGGGATCAGCGTCTGTTTGATGCCAATGAAGGCCTTACTGATCAAGTGGTGGAAGATCTATTGATTAGATCAACCGAACGCATTCTCAGTCTTTTGAGAGCAACAGATTGGTGGGTTGAGTACTATGTAAATCGTAGTACTACAACCACCTATCGCACAGTGGCAGATGTGCCAGCACTGGACATCAACAAGATCCAAGCAAGACAAAATGACTTCACGGATCTTTGTGTTTACTATGGTATGTTTGAATACATATTGCCCAAAATTGCAGACTTCTCTGACGAGAACAATGCAGAGCGTCAAAAGATTGGTTATTACCAACAGAAGTTCAACAAATTGTTTGCAGAGTTAGTCACAGCAGGCGATTGGTACAACTTCGACGGTGCTGAAGGCATTGATAGTGCCGACAAGCAACCGGGTGTAGTTAACCTAAGGAGAGTGCGATGAGAGATATAGTGCTTGCTTATTTGAACGCAAACAAGGTCACTGGTTTCACGGTCACGGAAGAACTTCCGTGGACCAGCAGTGGCCAACCTTTGTATCAAAATAATTTAAAGCGTATCTATGTCGATCGTCCACAAACAGTTCAAGAACCTTTGATTGATGTGCTCAATGGATCCGGTGTTGTGAATGAAACCACAACCATCGCGGTCTATGTCACAACAGACGCAAAACAACTACCAGCAAATTATGATGCCTTGGTATCCGTTATAAAAAATGCCAGACTGGAAGGGGACTTTGATGGGGCAACTCAACGAACAACCACAGTGGAAACAAGTTTTGTAGCAGATGCATTGGTCACACAATTTAACATCAGTTTTAGACAACTGATAATCAACACATAAGGAAAACAAAATGGCTTATATCAATCCAACTCCCGGCAATGATGCTCGTGAAGTCACTCTCAAAGTGTACCACACAAGCAAAGTAGCCGACGCTTCTGGTTTGGCTATCCCAAGTTTACAAGACATCACTTTGAACAACTCAAACGATGTTTTTACTTGGACACAGTTAGACCAAGGTTCAAAATTACAAATCGCAACCACAGCAACAAACTCATTGTCAATGAACATTGTTCTTGACACAGTTAGTTTCTTTGGCAACGCAAGTGCAAGTGCAAACACAGCAGTGAAGTCAGGCATCTTTGGTTTGTCCAAGGACAAGACTCGCGTTGAGTTTGATCTCTACTTCGGCGATGACACAGTAGGCAATACCAAGACCATCAGTGGTTTTGCGTATGTGACTGGTCTTG